TACAGGTAGTACTATTGTATTCCGTGATGGTAGCGGTAACTTCAGTGCAGGCGTTATTACAGCAACAACCACTGCAGCACGATACGCTGACTTGGCAGAACGTTATACTGCAGATGCAGATTATGAGTCAGGCACAGTGTTAGTATTTGGCGGTGAAGCAGAAGTTACACAAACTACAAGCAAGTATGATAAACGCATTGCTGGTATTGTTAGTACCGATCCTGCTTTTCTAATGAACGAAAGTTTAGAAGATGGTGTCAGTGTTGGTCTTGTAGGAAGACTACCATGTAAAGTTGTTGGCGAAGTACGCAAAGGCGACTTAATGGTCTCTAGTGATACAGCAGGACACGCAGAAGCATGGCGTGATGAAAGCAATCCTCCAGCAGGCAGTGTTATCGGTAAAGCACTGGAAAACAAAACAGGTGCTGGCGCAGACGTAATCGAAGTTGTTGTAGGCAGAATCTAATGTCCCAAGGTCGGTTTTATACCGCAGACTACTTGGGAGAGATGGTAAGCGCAAATACTAGTTGGAAAACACGCAACGATCCAGACAGCATGACTTGGGTTGAGAAAACTATTCTCAATGATGAACATGACGGCGTTGCACATGTTATTGGCAACAGTAAATCCAGAAACAAGTTTGATCTACGCTTGCTTAAAGGACAAGTTGGTGGTGCTCGAGGTGTGCGCAGTGTAGGGCAGAGTTATGGATGTAACCTGTTATATAAAGACTTTAACCCAACATTCTTAATTGCCACAAACAAAGATATTTGCGCAGACATTGCTGCTAGTGGCTATGGTGAAGATAACATTGTATACAGCAATGTTAAAAACATACTAGCACACCCCGGCAGTTTTCACTTATATCCACAAATGTTTACTGCAAGCATAGGCACCCTTGCACTACGTCTTGCTTGCGCAGACGGACACAAGCAAGTGTTTATGGTAGGCATGACCTGCTATGATAAAGAAGATGACAACATTTATATTGGTGAACATGCGGTATATAAGCCAGTAAATGTTGAAGGTGCAAATGCAAAACTCATACAAGATGCTTGTAGAATATTTTTAACATATGATGATGTAGAATTTTACTATGTTTGCAAAGATCCGGGACTAATGCCAGAAGCATATAACTGGGTGCCCAATGTTAAAGAAATAACTTATACACAGTATTTTAACCTGGCTGGCCTAGGTGCTATTGCACATTAATTCTTCAACTGTTTTAATTTTATCAACAATCTCATCAATCTGAAATGTAGTAAACACACCGGGATGTAATGGTTTAGGCCATGAATCTAGTTTACTCCAGGCATAACCTTTGTGTTCACTGTTTAGTTTAGGGATAAATTCATCTTCTACTACACATACATAGGTACTGTAAGTAAAGTTATTCTTACTGTTAGTAAACTTTTCTACTGGGATAGTTTTTAATACAAGTGGCATAAAGCCAATCTCTTCAACAATCTCACGCTGTAGCGCAGTATACTCAGTTTCCCCTGCTTCAACCTTACCACCAACAAACGCCCACATGCTGTCATACCTGGCGCCACTGCGCAGTACAAACATATATCTACTTGTTGATTTGCTTAAAAATAACGCTCCGACACCGCTGTTAGATAACGATACTCCAGTCGCCTGCTCGATATTCGCCTTCATAACTCTTGACCCACTCTGTTCCGGTCCATTTGTATTGTAAACCTGTGTTAGTATTAGTCATATAGTGTACACCCGAATCACTGCTACTGTCAAATGCTACTTGCCAGTTAGTGCCATTATATTCGACGATGTCGTTAGCACCTGCTACTAGATCACCCCACGCATCAGGACCATCTGTGTTACTTGCATCTCCAATATCATTGAGGATAAGATAACGCTGTCCTTGTGCTGCCGCTGCAAGTCCTGCATCAGGTGCACTGCGTAGAGGATTAATAATCTTTGTTACAGCGGGCAAATCGTTTGTTGGAACAGTATCACTTTCTACAGTCCATAATAGTTTATGCGGATCACTAGGATGGAAAGCAACTGTGCCTACTATTTCTGCAGTACCTTGTTCTAAACGCAGTTGACTGATGCCACTTTGTAGTTCGCCATATTGGTTAATAAGTGCAGCCCAACTAACATCATCTGTGCCTACTTTTGTTGGTGGATCATTTAGTGGAGTATAGTCTACTTTGTTAGTGCTTGTCTCATTACGATCCAGTATTTGCACAGTGTTGCCCAATACAATAATACCAAAGTTCATTGGTGTAAACTTCTGACGCTCACCTAGTAATATTTGTCCATCAATAACACCCTCTGCAATACCACCTTGATCATCATAGATACTAGCAACAATTTTGTTAATAACACCAAGTTTCTTAACTTTAGCAGGTGCAGTTAACCAAATAGGCACAGTAAATGAAAGCGTGGCAATATCAATCTGCTCATCAACTCCAACTGGTACACTTCTACTGCTCCACTGTGTTTGTGCAAGTTCAATATAACTTAAACTTGTCCAGTCTAGGTAGTTGTCTGTGCTTTGTATTTCAAGTGCCGGATTAAACAACACAAGTAACTGTTCAAGCAACTGTAGTTTTTGATTAGTGTTACTAGTCCATACATCTACATTTAACTGCAGTGTATAAGGAACAGGCATAACACGTTCTACTGTAAAAGCATTACCTTGCTGTGTTGTATACTCATTTGTGTTAGGATCAAACTTGCGCATACGGACATGCTTCTTGTCAATAAACGTAGGATCTTGTCTGCGCTCTGCATTGTATTCCAGCCCAGTTACATAGCAACTAATCATTGGTGTTGGAATGATTTTGTTTTCACTGTTTTCACGAACAATGCTACTTACCATACGAGTAGCATCGCCATACTTAACAGGCACAGTAACCAATGTGGTATTACCATCTCTGTCCTTGCCATACTCTACTTGAAAGTTACTGAATGCGCGAATAAACTGCAGCAAAAAGCGTCTAATTTGTTGATCATAAAAAAATTGCTGTGGCATTAATCTTCTCTAGGTTTCAGTGCATCACTAAGCGACTGTCTACTGGTTGCAGTAGTGTTATCGTCTGCAGTAAACGTGCTGGTGTTGTTGATAAATCCATCCATCTGTGTTGATCCTGTGCCAGGTGTAAGTTTGCTACGCACATCATCTTCTACTTTAATCCAGCGTGATCCACTGTATCTAAACAGTCTGTTTGGCAAGAAGTCTAAGCGTAGTACAAAGTCACCTTCTTGTGCATCACCAGGGAAACTAGTGCCCATACTGATCGGCTCACCGTTAGGAGCAAGTCCATCACCTACTAGGTATCCGCTGTAAGCATTGGTGTTAGTAGGCGTAATGCGTCTAGCATCTGCACTTGCATCGGTACTGTCTGCATTTTGTGCTGTGTCGTCAGCATTTACACCTTTAGACTCTAGTGGTCTACCTGTTACAGGATCAGTAGGAACAATATAGTATTGACTTGTATCGTAACCACTTTCGGGTACTTCCTTTTCTGCTTCTTCTACAATCTTGCTTGTAATCTCAAGTTCTTTATTGTATGTAGATAGCAAGTCACGAAGTGTGTTGTCTGTTGTATTGCCGTCTTTATCCTCTTGTAGTACATTGAGAATGTCTGTGTATTCCTGGCTGTCTACCAGTGGTGTACACTTAACACGCCACAAATGGCTCCACCAAGTTGGGCTAAATCCTTCACTTGGGCGCGAACCTTCTTGTATAACATAATAGCGTTTAAGGCTAAGTTCTACACTTTCATCCAGTGCGCTAAAATCTGTGAGGTGTGGCAGTTCAATAACATCACCTGCCATAAGTTTGCGACCAAGGTTGTTTAGCATATCATTCTCATGGAATGTAATAAACAAGGTATCGTTTGCTAAAAACAACCCAAACTGTGATAAGTCAAAGTCTGTATCGCTTACACTGTATATACCACGCAAACTATAGATGTCTTGATCGTATATTCTATCTCTGTTTTCTAAAAATAAGAAGTCTTGTATGCCC